CTGTTATAACTTCAGAAATCATTTTCGCGTCATTAGTAACAAGTGTTTTTACTGCTGCGTCGATATCTTTTTTTGTCAATTCCGTTGGAGTTGATCCGTTTTGCCCGTTTGAGCAAATAATGACGGAGCTTGTGGAAGCTAGAACATCGCGTGTAACTTCGTCATAGGTCTGACCCATGTTTTGACCGAGAAGTTTTGCTGCTTCATTTAGAACCTTATCTTGTACAGTGTATTGTACTTGGTCATTTATAGTAACGTAGTTACCGTATAAAGAAACGGTAGCTTTGATATCTACAACGGAAAGTTCAGTACCTTGCGGCGTAACCCCTTCTTTAAGCGGAATCGGAACGGTAGATAATTTTGGATATCTTCTAAATAAAACGTTTGTACCCATTTTTTCAGGTAATGTACGTTTTTGCGCCGCTCTACCGTAAATAAGATTTGGATAAGCAGTCATTAAGATTATTCTATCGTAATAATCCTTAACGGCTGGTGGTAATTTTACAGTATCTGTAATACTCATTTTTTAACCCTTATTTAATAAGAATTTGAGTTAACCTCTCGCAAAAATTCTTCATCGGACATTTCTTTATACCGCTTAGCTTGAGATATGGGAGAAACTGACCCCATACTAGATAAACTACCGGCTTTATTTGAATTTTCGATAATTTTCTTTGCCTCAAGCGATTTTTTAGCGTTAGAATTTTTTTCTCTATACCCTTCTGAATTTTTAGCTAAATAGTAAGCTAATTCAAAATCCTGTGTTTTTTGTAATGTATCTCTAATTTTTGGTGATTGCTTAATCACCTCTGGTAAATAAGTACTTATGACTTCGTTATAATCAGGGTATTTTTGAGCTATTTTTAGCTCTTCTAAGCTTATCGCCAGATTTCCGCTAAGCTTTTTAAAATCCCTAACGGTCAGAACATCATCATCACTTAACTTTTCGAAATCGTCCTCAGGTACAGAGTTCGTTTTATTTGCGCTAAGTAACGCTAGATGTTCTTTAACATAACGTAAATCTTCTTCTAGCTTCTGCCGCTTGTCTCTTTCGGATTGTAAAGCAACTAAAGGCACGGTTTTTTCTTCGTGGCTTTCTACTGCCTCACTCACATGAGATTCTTCAACTTCATTAACTAGCGGAGCGGCGACCTCCGAAACTTCGCCCGATGATTCGATATTTTCTTCTTCCATCTCTTACCTATCGCCCGTAAGCCGGCGGCGCTATTTTGTTATATAAGCATCAGGGATAGTACTTGTTTCAAATACAACCTCTGATGATTCTTTTGCCCCAAGAGTGTAAATCTTATTAAAGTCAAAAGGTCTTTCGGGCATGTTGATTTCCCAAGAAATCGTTCCTTTTGCATTGTTTACTTCCCCTATAATCATTCCCACCTGTGATGATGGTTTTGTTTTATAGGCTTTAAAATGTTTGGCAATGACGGGTTTACCGTCTATTGTATTTCTAATAGGTTTCGCGAAAATTACTATCCAATAAGGCTCTTTTAAGCCTGAATTAGCGGATAAAATCCGTTCAAGCATAAGATTGTCATCTTTTAGTATAGCTTCTGTTGTTTCACCTATTTGCTGCATGTTATTTCTCTACGCCTTTAGTATCTTTATATTTAGTTTCTTTTTTCTCTCCTAGCCCCTTCAAGTTATCAACTAAGTGAGATAGTGATATCTCCTTTACAGGGTAAGCGCATTCGCCATCCTTAAGAGAGAATTTTTCTTTTTTTTCCATAAAACCTTCCAAAATGATTTATTCTTCAACTTGCTCTTGCCCAAACCGATTACCCGTTTGAGCTTGCATACCGCCGGCTTCATCGCCGGTAGCCCCCATAGAAGAGATGACAACATCATCCTTCTTGATCTCTTGCTCTTTCTGCTTATTCATTTCCTCTAAGCTGGCAATTATGCTCATGTACTTCAGAATACTGTCATCATCCATAGCTTGAAGCTCTTTTAAAGCCTTTATCTTGTTTAAAGTAGCATCGGAACGTGCGTTGACTGCTTCAGATGCTCGGTTATCTTCCAAGCCCATATTAGCAACTGCACGTGTAAATCTTTCTTTAGCACCGGCAATCTTTTCAATAGAAGAGGCCTTATTAAACTCAAGTTCAGATTGAAGTAACATTTGTTGTTTTTGCGCTGCTTGTTGTGCTGCTTGTTGTTGTGATTTAACGTTCTCTTCAATTTGCTTGATAAACTCTGTTTTACCTTGTAACGGCGCCGCTTTTGCCAGCATATCAGGAGTAACAACACTGCTTTGTACGCCACCGGTAATTGTGTATAGGTCAACGAGCTGTTTGAAGTAGATCTGCCGTTGTGTATCTGTGAGTACTGATTCTTGAACTTCGATATCATATTTAGTAAATTCAGGGTTATATAGCGATTCATTCGGTTGCTCACCAATAATTCGCTGAATCTTCTCCGGTGTCCATGTCTGAATAATCTTCGCTGCTTTTCTTGATATGTACTTCTGGGCGTTTCTTAAGCCGTCAAAGAGCTCTTGCATGTTGATAATAGAGGCTCCCTGTCTCAACATCATCATCAAGCCGGATTCTTGGACGTTTTCAGTCATTCCAAAGTTAGCATCGCTAATGCCCGCTATTGTCATAATGTCATTATCAAATAGCCTTTGTGTTTCAAACAAACCTTGCTGTATCTGTGCCGGTTGTATACGTTCAATATCTCCCGGTTGTGCTGAGTCATCTTTCCAGATTACCCTACCTTGTGAGGTCTGAAAGAGCGAACGGGGATTAATAACAGAGGTTTTCTTAGCTATCCATCCGGAATTGATATTTGAATCCAAGATATCAATAATCTGCGAACGTCTGCGGTTAGACTCTCTTTGAGGGTCTATTTGGCAACGAATGATAGATTGAATTTTTAAGCCCCAATCATCAGATTCACTTTCAAAAACTCCGGTTATCGGCACAAAAGGATATTCATTTAAGCCAAACGGGTTTCTTTCGGTTCTCATGAAGGTATTATTAATCAGAATGTGACGATCCACATATTTTTTAGGTTTGGATACTATTTTTAGAGATGGGAATTTTGCTAAAATCGATTTTAAATAATCCCTTTTTCCGTCCCACTCTGCCATTTCACCGGTATTCTCATCTATAAGCATAGGGACAGAATCCCATCCTTGCCTATAGTACTCATCGTAAGCAAGTAAAGGAACTCCGTCAGGCTGGCGTTGGTACGGTAGCCACTCAAACTTGTTGTCTCTTGAAGATCTTAGGCTTGCTAGTTCCTCAATATCCTTTTCTTGTTTAGGTAGTAAAGATTTAGCCTGTTCTACTGAAAGATACTTTCTTTTGATAACGAATGAGCAGTCTGAGAAATCAAGTTGCGTAAAGTACGGATCAGGAATAAATGCCGAATATGGGTCTCTTGAAAACCGAATATCGCCGTTTACCGGGTCGTCTCTGTAGTCTACCCAGAGATTTAAAAGGTTAATACCTGTCTTAATAGCTCCAGAAAAAGCTTGTGAAATAGCCTTATATCCGTCTCCGTAGTTCATAACATGTAAGAGAACACGGCTCATTTGATCCGCTGCCGCTTGGTCTTTATCTTCGAAAGGCACTACAACCGAACTTAGTCTGTTTTTGATCTGATAGCCTGTTATCAGGTTAATATTTCTTTTAATCAGGTTAAAAACGTAAGCGTTTCGCCCTTCCATTAAAAGCTTATTCTTCTCTTCGTCATCCCACTGGTTACCTAAGAAAAATCTTAGATCACGCGCCGCTAAAGGGTAAAAAGGACTCCAAGCGGAATAAGCCTCGTTATAATGCGTATTATAATCACGAACAATTTCATCATCAGTCATTGGTTATTCTTTTTGTAAAAGATTAGATTGTGTTTCTTCGCCTGTCACCGGTGTTAAATCAACATCAAGATCCGTTATATCTTTAATCTTTTCCTCAACATACTCTTCTAATCCATTATCCGGTTTTTCAACATGCCATTTAATAATTTGCGAACAACCAACCAAACAAAAGACAGAAAAAGAAACTAAGAAAAATATTGATAGTTCTTTTAACTTGAAAACTCTCTTAAAGTTACACATGACAGCCTCCGTTAAAAAACCCAACTATATTATATATATTATATATTTTTATATATAAAAGTTAAAATTAAATATCTATATTAATTTTTATTTTTAGAAGTTTTTAAGTCTTAATTTTAGTATCAAAGACCAAAAAGATTTTGTGCGAACAAAATAACTAAATATCGTTTCTTAAAGCGTTAATTGTAAATATGTTAAATAAAATATATTCCGGAATATTAAGAAGAAAAAAAGATAGACATATATTTTTTGTGGTAGGATCCACTCTAAGATCGCATAATCGTTTTTAGAATGAAAAACAAAAAATTTAGTAGCATTTTAACATAAATTTAATTTATCTTCTGATTTAAGGAATTATTACTGGTGATATGAAGCTAAAAGATTATTTAGAGTACTGCGGGCTAAGCGTGAAGACTTTTACAGCCGAAAGTATGCTTTCGCTGTCAGTGATATACAAGGTTTTGCACGGTAAGACGATAGCCCCTAGAAGTGCTAGGCGTATCAAAACGGTGACGAAAGGACGGGTGGGCATGGATGATATGAATGTTCGAAAATATATTTCGCCATACTTTTTAAAAGATACTAGCCCTCCAAAGCGCTACTGGTAGCAAATGGCTCAAAAAGAGGAAAAATTCATCGTGAGAGAGATACCGAAACCACAGCCTCGACCTAGAGTTACAAGGTACGGGACTTACGACCCCGCTCATGACGAAAAAAGCTACGTGCGTTTTCTACTGGAGAAGCAAGTGGAAGAGAAGCTATATAAGCAAATTGAAGCTCCTATTGAGCTAGAGGCGCGCTTTTTCCTACCAGTACCTAAAAGCATGAGTAAAAAAAACGCCGTACTTATGCTTGATGGGGCGGTTAAGCATAAAGTGCGCCCCGATTGCGATAATCTATATAAATTTATTACCGACTGCATGAATGGGCTTATCTACAAAGATGATGCTCAAATTTATAAGTGTTATATCGAGAAATTTTATAGCCTAGAACCACGCACAGAGATAACTGTACGCTGGGAAGAGTAAAAAGTGAGGTTTTATGGGAAGAGAACCACTTCTTTTTGAGTGGGAAAAAGTGGAAACACTTTTAGCTTCAGGATGCACTATCGAACAGGCCGCGCTATCGGTCGGCTTAACGTACTCACAACTAAAAACTAAGGTTGAGAAAGAAAAGCGCATTTCTATCACCGAGTACGCGGAAATACAAAAGCAGTGTGGCGACTTTTGTTTGCTGAGAAAGCAGTTTGAGCTGGCTATGAAGGGATGTGTGCCCATGCTGATATGGCTAGGCAAACAAAGACTTGGGCAAGCTGATAAGCCTAAAGAGAAAGCGGAGTTCAATGGTAGTCTCGCGACCCTTCTTGCGTCTATCAAGATGTTTAAGAACTCCGGTGATTTTGATCTTTTTATCAAAAAGCTTCATGAGCACAAGAAAAAAGAAGAACTAAAAGCAACGGATCGAATGCTTATAGAGCATGAGGCGATAGTTAATGGTACTAAAAGTCCTAAAAGCCGTAAAAAAACCACCAAGAAGGCAAAAAATTGACCTTTAATCTTTTAAATCTACGTCTTAGTACAAAGCAACTTGAGGCGTACAGCGAATCGACAGCACGCATAAACATTTTTGAGGGCTCCGTAAGGGCCGGTAAGTCTTTTATAGCTCTTATGCGCTGGATATGCTTTTGTGCAGAAGGACCGCAAGGAAACCTGATAATCTGCGGTCGTACAGACAAGACCATTAAGCGAAACATAATAGACCCTCTTCAAGACCTTCTAGGAAGTGCTTGTAAGTACTTTTCAGGCAAGGGCGAAGTAAAGCTATATGGTCGCACCATGTTTGTCGTAGGAGCCAATGATGACCGAGCAGAAGCGAAAATTCGAGGTTCTGAGTTTGCGGGTGCTCTTTTAGATGAAGGCACGCTACTACCTGAAAGCTTCTTTAAAATGCTCCTCTCCCGTCTATCTAAAGAAGGCGCGCAACTTTTCTGCTCTACTAACCCAGATTCGCCTTATCACTGGCTTAAGAAGGACTTTATAGACCGACAACATGAGTTAGATCTAAAGGTTTTCAAGTTCTCTATCTACGACAACCCCGTTTTATCTAAGAAGTACATCGAAGACCTTTCTAAAGAGTATCAAGGCTTATGGAAACGCCGTTATATCAACGGTGAGTGGGTAGTTGCCGATGGAGCCGTTTACGACTTCTTCAACGAAGATATTCATGTTATCGAGGAACCAAATGCCACCGCAGACTATTACATTGTAGGGATAGACTATGGAACCACGAACCCTTGCGTTTTCACTCTAATAGGCTATAACCCCGCAAACTATCCCAACATGTGGTTAGAACGCGAATATTACTACGACTCCGCTAAAGAGCTAAGACAGAAATCGGACTACGATTATGCCCTAGACTTAATCGACTTCATCCGCGGTTTCAATGTAAAGCAGATTTACATCGACCCTTCGGCAACATCTTTCAAGCAAGAGCTTAAGAGAAATGGCGTTAGGAAGGTCAAAGACGCCGAGAACGATGTTTTAGCGGGGATTCGCTTTCAATCACAGCTTTTAACTAACGGAACATATAAAATTTGCTCGCAGTGTGTGCAATCTATTAGGGAGTACTCAAACTACCTCTGGGATGCTAAAGCGTCAGAAAAGGGGCTGGATAGACCTCTCAAGAAGTTTGATCACTGCTTTATGGCCGGAACTAAAATCTCTAATTACTCCGGACAAATTCCCATAGAAAAAGTGCGAAAAGGCGATAAAGTACTTACTAGAAACGGTTATAGAACCGTTCTCAATGTTTTTGAGAACGAGCGAGATTGTAGTGAGTTCATCTTATACAATCAAACTATTCGCTGTACACCAGATCATAAGTTTTATACTGTTAACTCTGGGTGGAAAGAAATCAAAAAATTAGTTAAGTCAGACATTTTAGTTACAAATTTAAAGGGATTACCATGGTTGAAACCGTACTCTTCAATAACATCATATACAAACGTTATAAAAACTCTAAAAACCGCTCTTACAGAAATTTCTACAAAGTTGGATATGTGGACTACAAACGCGGCTTTGGATATCTCCACAGAGATATTTGGAAATTCCATAATGGAGAAATACCCGCGGGAATGCATATTCGTCACAAAAACGGAAATGTCGACGACAATAGCATTGATAATCTCGAGTGCGTATCAGCTTCTGAAAGCCTTTCCGGGCGTAATAAAAATATTTACAAAGTTACGAGAAAAATTGAATGCAAATTTTGCAAAAAAGAGCACGCAACTACATTGCAACCTAGAAACCAGTTTTGTAGTAGTACATGTCGCTATAAGTGGAGAAAAGAACATCACATTGATGATGAGAAGAGAATATGTGCTTTCTGTCATAGAGAATTTACAACTAATCGCTACTCAAAAACCAAGCACTGCTCAATTTCTTGTGGAAAAAAAGCATATGGGAAAACAAAAGGTTTATAATCTTTACGTTGAAGACACTCACGAGTACTTTGCGGAGAACTTTTTAGTGCACAACTCCCTTGACTCCCAACGCTACGCCCTCTATACCCACTTTTTCAAGAAGGACTTGAGAAGCGAGTTCACCGAAGCAGACGCCGACGAGATGGAGAGAATGTACAGG